CGGTGCAGCAACGGATCCGATATTGTCCAGCTAATGAAAGGACTTTACCCGATCCATCCTACAACTGAGGTTCGTATTCGCAGCACCGAGACTACTCGGCGCCCCTTTGGGTTGTGAGATTAGAACGTTCTCACACCGCTATCCAGCCTGTAACGCACGTCCTTCTTCCTATTCACTACAGGATAGCAGCGGACAAACCGTTTACCGGAAATCTTACTCCGATAGCGATCCCATCCCCGTACTGGGAATGGTTTAACCCACCGCAGATTCTTAGAATCCTGTAATGTCGTCAAAGGGTTCCACTTATGATCCTCTTCAGGACCACGTAATGCATCCCAGTAGTACGGGTAAACGTACGGAACTGAACGATCAGCACCTATTGCCCTCCAATACAGAAAGGAGTGACATTGGAGATGCTTGTTCCAAGTTGGATATGCTATCGCGAAATGCCAAGATAGACCCCACATTTCAAGCTTACGCTTGAGGGGTATCGAAGACGGCGAAAGGAAATGCAATCCAGACTCATCAGGGAAGTCGGGCGGGACAATCTTAAGATTAACGTCGACAGAAAGGATCTCTTTCAGCAACATTAACACTGTTGTTGGGATTTCCAACACGTCCCACCTCCGAAGTATACCATTTAACATTTTGTAGCAGAAAGATCTATACGCTGCAATACCTAACCTCTCTCCGGAACCCTCCGGCTGAAAGGGCCTGACATCTACCCCTTTGTAAAAATCACAACCGCAAGATTCGCGGAAGGGTAAATCACTAAACGTTTTATCGGTATTGAGGATCAGTCCGATTTTAGGAAACAGGTACTCAACGTACTTGTGTAACCTTCGGGGATAGATTAAATCGTCCCCATAGACTGAAATCTTACCTTTGACTCCGGCTAGCGTAGCAATACTTTTCAATATTGCCCAGAATATCAGGGTCTCTAACGGAAATGTATAGCCAATACCCATCGCCATAAAAGAACTGAGTTGTGATACAGTCCCATTTATGTCAATATTCTTGACTCTACCTAACTTCAACACCTTGAACCACTTGCGTGGGACAAGACGATTCAC